GGTGCGGGTTATGCACTAAATAACATCCTGGAACCTACTAAGCAGATGCAACAAGCGCTTGGCGAGGTTAAAAGTTTGGATGTCACGGACGACGTCCTTTCCAATTTGACGAAAACCGCGCTTAAATTCAGCGTGCAATATGGCGAGTCAGCCGTTGATTTTGTGCGGGCATCGTATGAGATTAAAGGCGCAATTGATGGCTTGGCAGGCGATGAACTGCCACGGTTTACCTATGCCGCTGCAGTACTGGCAAAAGGCACCAAAGCCAATGTGGGCGACATTACCAACTACATGGGCACCATGTACGGCATTTTTAAAGATACCGCCGACAAGATGGGCAAAAGCCAATGGGTTGAGCAGCTGGCAGGCCAAACTGCGTTAGCTGTTAAGATTTTTAAAACCGATGGTGTGGGCATTTCACAAGCGTTTACTACGTTGGGCGCAGATGCAACGGCCGCAAATATCCCTATCGAAGAGCAATTCGGCGTGTTGGGTAAATTGCTGGCAACGATGCCGGGCGGCGAAGCGGGCACCAAGTACCGGGCGTTTTTACACGGTGTGGGCGGTGCGCAAGAAAAGCTGGGGTTAAAATTTACCGACTCCTTTGGGCACATGCTGCCGATGGTTGAAATACTCGACAAAATAAAAGGCAAGTATGGCGATTTAGCGAATGTTGATGTTGCTGACAAAATTAAAAAAGCCTTTGGTAGCGATGAGGCAGTGGCCTTAATAAAGCTGCTGGCGATTGATGTTAACGGCCTAAACGACAGCATTACCCAAATCGGTAATCAAAAAGGCATGCAAAACGCCATTGATATGGCTAAAACTATGACCATGGGTTGGGACCAAGCCACCCAAGGTATTAACGCGCTAAAAATAACCCTGGGCATGCAGTTAATGCCGACCATTAACGCATTTTTCGACAAGATCAATGGCGGCATTCAAACGCTATTACGCTGGAGTGATTTGTTTCCGGAGTTAAGCCGCTTTGTCAGTCTGGCGGCGCTGGGTTTGTTTGGGTTGATTGCCGGGGTGTCGATGCTGTCAATTGTAATGGGCGTGGCTACGCTAGCAAGTGGCGGGTTTGCGGCCATTTTGGCGATTATTACCAGCCCCATTACCTTAGTGGTGGTGGCGATTGCTGCAGCCGCTTATGCACTTTACAACTTTATCGACTACTCACGGCAATTGATGAGCACCTACAACGTGTTTGAAGCCATCTTTGCCGGGTGGGATCAAGTGCAAGTGTGGGTTGGCAGTGTGGTTGATACAGTGATGGGTGCAGTTAACGGATTAAAAGACTGGCTTAGCAGTTTCAATCTGTGGGAATTCTTGCTCAGCGGTGTGGATGCGCTGATTGGCAAGATGAATATGATCCCCGGCGTTAATATCGACATGGGCGGCGCGAAAGCGATTGCCGCACCGGCAGGCATATCAGGCAACAGCAGCAACAACGGTGGCTTGATGCAAAAGTACGGCACCATGAACAACCAAAACCAGTCGCGCAGCATTGGCACGGTGGTGATCAACAACAATGAAAGCAAAAAGACGCTGGCACAGATGGTTGATGAAGTCAGCATGGCGGGTGGCTAATGGCTGATCCGCTTTATATCGACCTGCACATCAGCAACAACGATTTAACGTTAGACAGTGGCGGCGAGCCGTTGCTGTTAAATGACCGCGACAGCATTGCTCAAGACATTAAGCATTTGATCCGCGAAAGTGGCTTGATGGTGCAGATTATCGGCCAACGTGACCCGTTAAAAATCGCCATCAATGTTCAGGCTTTAGAACTGTTAATTGAAGACGACATCAGGCTGGTACCGGGAACGATAAAAATTACGCAATCAACCACTGAGCTGTTTTTTGTGCAAGCCGACACGGTGGATTTCGGGCCAATTGATTTTATTATAGGACTGTAAATATGGACTTTTTAGCCATTATCAAAGCAGCAGGCATACCGACTACGCAAGCGAATTTGGAAGTTATCTGGCGCGATACGGTAGCGGCAACGGGCAGCACTATCAGTAACGATAATGTCATGTCCCCGTTTTGGCGCTTTGTTACTGCAGCTGTAACTAACCCAGTATTGTGGCTGATCAACTTTATTGCTGTGACAGTAATGCCTAATTCTTATGTTAAATATGCCACCGGGGATTTTTTAAACCTGCTGGCAGATGCGGTTAATCTAACTCGCAAGACGGCAACCAAAACCGTTGGCTCAGTGACGTTTTACCGTATTGATACCGGCCTGGGCATTACCATCCCGTTGGGTACGATTATTCAAACAGCCAGCATTAACGGCGTGATTTACCAAGTTAAAACCACGCTAGAAAAGACCTTTGTCGGTACTAATTTAACCTTGTTGGTACCGGTTGAAGCGGTGGCCGCCGGCAGTGCTTACAACTTAGCGGCAAATTATTACCAAGTGCTACCGGTGCCGATTATCGGTGTGACGGCGGTGGCTAATGGGGTGGAATGGATTGCAGCGCCCGGCGCTGACGTAGAAACGGATGATGATTTGCGCGGACGGATCCGCAACCAATTTGGCACGGCATCAAGCTTTCACACCGATGCTGTTTATAAATCGCTGATTGCGCAGTTTCAAGGCGTTGCTATCGATGCGATATGGTTTGAACATAACGCTCCACGCGGTCCGGGGACGGCAAACGCTTATGTGCTGTTTGAGTTTTCGGCGCCGGTCAGTACCTATTTGTTAGCGATTAATCAGTATTTAACCGACCAGGGCAACCACGGCCACGGCGATGATTTAATTGTTTACCAGATGCCCGAGCAAACCAAAACGCTGGTGGCGACGGTATGGGTTGAAAAGTTTTTAAGCGCTGAAGAAAAGACCCAGATACATGATGATGTGGTGGTGTTTATTAATGCGGCATTCCGGGAAAACAAAGCTTACAGCCCGACCTTGCCATTGCCGTATAGCCGGTTTTCGTTTTCAAAATTGTCTGAAGAAATCCATAACGCCTTCCCGTATGTACACAGTGTGTCGTTTAGTTTGCCTGACATTGTGACAGCGAAGTGGATACCCAGATTAACTTCATTAACCGTGACTGTGCAGGACACTGAATGATAAAAATAGAATTGCCTTTTTGGTTGGATGGCATCGAGCTTGGCAAGTTGCGCGAAGCCATTGTGTCGTTTTGGGACATGGCGGAAACATGGATTAAATGGCCGGTAACGCAGATGGACCCGCTGACATGTTCATTGGGTATGCTGTATTTGATTGCGTTTAACAGAGACATTGAGCGGTTTTCCGGCGAACCGGAAACGCTGTTTAGAAAGCGCATTAAATTCGCCTATATCAATGCCGAAGATGCGGGCAGCAAAGCGGGGTTTATCCGCATTTTTGAGCGCCTGGGGATTGGTTATGTGGAAATAACTGAACGCTTTGATGCGGTAAATTGGGATGTGATTAAGCTAACGATGTCAGATGCGGTATTGGCGGCAAATGCCAGCTTATTAAATCAAATAATTTACGCTTACGGCCGGACTTGTCGGCGCTATGAATTCGATACGATCACCGCTTTACCAATCAGCACACCTGCGTTTGCAGTGGGGCACGTTTACAGCTACGACGTAGCAGGGGTTTAAAAATGGCGTTTATCACGATTGATGGCGAAAACCTGATTGCTTATAAAAACGGGCATAGCGAGGTATTAAACGTCACGCACTTCGTGCTGGCTAATATCGCCGGGCTAGGCGCTGAACCGGTTAGCCGCATTGAAGCCATGCCTATTGCTGGTGACATTGTGCATACACAAGCAGTGACGCAACACGGCTACGTTAATGCTAATCAGGTGGTTTACAGCTTGGCGATGGATAGTACCATCGGCGACTTTGATTTTAATTGGGTTGGGTTAAAAGCTGCCGGCGGCGAGTTGGTGGCCTGTGCGTATATTACCACCCAGCATAAAACCGCCAATGCCGGTGCCGTGCCTGGTAACAATTTAACCCGCAACTTTTTGGTGGCGTTTTCTGGTATTGCCGCAACTACCGCAATCGCGGTACCGGCGGAAACATGGCAGATAGATTTCACGACCCGACTTCTACAAATCGACGATCGCGAACGCTTAAGCAATTTTGATATTTATGGACAGGCGGCATTTTTTGATAACGGCTTTAAAGTGTCACTGCAGTCTGGTTCCACTTATGCCATTGCGGCCGGGGTAGGTTATGTGGGGGGTATCCGTTGCGAGCAAGCAACGCTATCAACGATCAATGTTACTGGCTTACCAAAATCAATTTGGATGGATGCCAGTTTGCAGGGGGATATTAATGGGGTATCTGCTGTATTTACATTTACTGCTACTGCAGCAACGCTGGCTGATTACACTGATGGTTTCGGCTTTAAGCACTACCTGACAAAGATTGCAGATATTTCAGCAGGCGGTGCAGTGACTGATTTGTTATCTCTCTCCACGCGTTATTTAACAAAAAATGAAGCAGATACCTATTACAAACCGATTAGCGCAATCGATGTCCCGACAGGAGCTGTTTTGCCGTGGACATCGACTGCAGCGGCACCGGCGGGGTTTATAAAACCGTTTGGGGTATTGTTGTCTCGATCGACCTATGCAAATTTATGGGCATACGCTCAGGCTAGCGGCAATATTGTCAGCGATGCAGTTTGGTTAGCGGGGAATGGCCCGATCGGCGGGTTTAGTACCGGTGATGGCGCAACTACGTTTAGAACGCCGTTGATTCGTGATTTTATGAGGTTTATTGGGGATGGCGGTGGGATTGATGCTGGTCGAGTATTGGGTAGCTTTCAATTAGACGAACTAAAAACCCATGCCCATTTAATATGGGATCGTGATACACCTGGTTTACAGCATGACGGCAGTACGGAACCTGATTTAGGTGTTAAATCTTCTATGACAACACTTAGTGGATATTCTGGTGGATCTGAAACTAGACCGCGAAACATTTCAATGTCAGCAATCATGAAAATATAGGCTACCCAATGACCTTACTTTATCCGTTTTATAAAAATAATGAATACGTCGGTCAACCTATAACCGCAGAAATAGACCAGTTTTCTGGGCTACCATTGGTACCGGCATTTTGTACCATCAAGCCAATACCTGCAGCACAAGCAGGGAAAACGAGAGTATTTAATAGGGTAACTGATGCGTGGGAGTTTGTTGCTGATAATCGTGGACACGTGTTTGATAAATTAACCGGCGATGAAATAACGCATGGTGAATTAGGCACACTACCAAACACATTAACAAAAATCCCAAAGCCTGCCGGATTTTATAAATGGTCTGGGTCTGCTTGGGTATTTGATCTTGATGCAGCAATAGCAAAAAAAGTATCTGAATTAACAGCCGCATTTAATACGGCCGCCGTTGCTGGGTTTGTGACAAGTATCAGCATAAAAATGGATTCAAGTATTGACTCTATACAGATGCTTAAATCTGCTTATGATCTTGCCGGTTTAGTGGGATTAAGCGCTATGCCGATGGTGGTGGATTTTAATAATATTGCGCATGCCAATCTACCAATGGCCGATGTATTAACGATGATTATAGAGTTGGGGGTTAATTACCAAACCATTTATGCCAAAAAACAAACCTTGCGTGGGCTGGCATTGGCGGCAACGACGCAATCGCAATTAGATGCGGTTATCTGGTAATGAGCTGGACACCACTGACTGTTAATGCACCGACCAGCAATGCAGCATCTGCATCGGCGCCTTTGTCGGTGTTATCTGTTGACCCATGGACCCATGGCATTAGTGATGGCAGTGGTAACAACACGGTGCTGTCGTTTCCAAATGCAGTGCAGGCACTGATTAAACAATCTGCCGGGCACAATGGGGCGGCGCTGGGAATTGCTGTCAGTGCTGCGAGCATGGTGGCTTTTGTCAGTCAGTTGAATTTATTAAATAGTGCCTTTCCGCTGCCTAGTTTGCAGCGCTTGGCGCGCCGTGCGGCACAAATGGCGACGCTGGAAGTGTCTAAAATGAATTTGGTGCCACATCAACAACACGGCGGCGGGATTAAGCTTAATGCCATGCCGTCTATCCGTGCCTTGCAACGCGCTGATTTGATTAAAGCGGCCAGCGATAATGCGACCGCATTTAAAACCAGTTCAACTGCCGGTAATGTTGCCGGGTTTCAAGCTGCTAAAACCAGCCATGCAGCGATGGTGTCCGCTGTGCAAGCCGGTGCAGCTGCTGGGTTAACTGGCGGTAACGGCTTTCGTTTTTATGCAGCTAATAATGTGGCCAGCGCACTGGCTGACGGGCACCCTGGCCATGAATACACCTTGACGGCTATCCAGTTGTTTTTGGGGTCACCGACTGACTTATCTTTGCTGGCGGAGATTCTTCAATGAGCCTGTATTTGAATGGGACCAAGGTGCCTGGCTATGGTCTAAAAATATCGGCGTCTTTAAAACTGGCTGGTGAAGATATTAGCGGCAATAGCAGCAGCACGACGCAATCTGAAAAAGGCGATAAGTCTAAATCACTGTCGGTAAATACGACGATTCGATTTATTGATATTGCTGATTTAAGAAAATTAACCTCGCTAGCTGAAGGCAAGAACGGCGATGACGAACGCATTGTGTATAACATCATCAATTTTACTGCCAAGGCGCTAAATATTCGGCAGGTGCAATTTCAAGATTCGTTTCAGGTAACTGAAAATGCCAGCCTTCGGCAATGGGATATTTCATTCACGTTGGTTGAAAAACGCTCAGTGGCAGAAAAGAAGCAGGCGCAAGCTAAGGAAAAAAATAAGGCGAAAGCCGTTGCTCAACAAACTGCTACCGGTCAACCGGTGGTTGCATCAACTGCAGCCTCGAAGTCAACACCACAAGATCAAACCCCAGCGCAATTAACGGAGTTTGAGAAGGTGTTGAAAGTGGCTAATGACGCACTGAAATGAAGCTGAACCGAATTTTAACGATTTCATCAACTCAGGTTGAGGTGGTGAACGAGCGCGTGGTGTTGGGGTTAAGTGATCCTGGCCGGGCGCAATTTACTATCCAAACTGCAGCTGACCAGGTTAAGCCGAAATCAGCATTGGCGTTTGATATTGGCTATAGCGCTTATGCTGATAGCCAACGCTTGTTTTTGGGCGTGGTTGAAAGCGTGACGCCGGTAGATTCAAAGCAATGCAGGATCTTCTGTCGCGAATTTTCGTCGCTGTTGAATAGATCGATGCCGTTAAATTTACGCCATCCCACGTTACGCGATGTGTTGAAAGCAGTGCAGGAACAAACCGGGCTTAGTTTTAGTGTGCCTGATCAATCGTATAGTTCGGTAAAAATCCCGCATTTTGCCAGCATTGGTAATGGCTATCAGGTGCTGGATAATATCGGCCGGGCCTTTAGGATTGATGATTTTATGTATCAGCAACAAGGCGAAGGCGTTATTTATGTGGGGTCGTGGCAGGATTCGCGCTGGAAAGGTAAAGATGTGACGGTTGATCATGATTATTTTACTGAGCAGTTAAGCAGTAATTCGGCCAGCATTGCAGCAATACCCGCTTTAAGACCGGGTGTAATGTTGAATGGTAACCGGATTAAAACATTGGAATTTTCCGGCAATCTAATGAATGTGAGTTGGTGATATGCAGCAAGCTATTAAACGGATGATTGATAAAGCCTATCCGGAACTGCCTGGGCAGTTGCATTTGCCGCGCTTTGCCCAAGTTGTTGGGGTGCGTGAAACACCGGCCACCGGCAATGTAGCGGACTCGTTCCGGCCATATTATGCTGTGAGTGTGCAGGTGCTTAATGAACACGGTGAGCCGGATAGCAATTTCCCGGTATTGCATGATGTGCCATTGCCAACTAACGGCGCTGGTCATGAGCAGGGACAGTTTAGCTTTCCTGCCGACGGCACGCGGGTAGAGTTGGCGTTTGCGCATGGCTCACCTAATCAGCCTTTCATCCGATCTATTCAACCGCACAATTTGAGTCTGCCACAGATAGAACGCGGCGAGCAGGTCTGGCAACAAAGTGCCAGCAGTGGCCAGCGGGTTGATAAGGACGGAAATTGGTCGACCGTGACGGATGCTAATATCACTGAAGATAGTCTTGAGCGAATTATTAAGGCGCTTAAAAATCTTGAGACTTACACGCAGTCAATTAGAAACGTTGAAGCCGATGAAACGGAAACTATCGGCGGCACTAAGCGCATTGATGCAATGGGGGCATTGCGAATGAATTCTGGCGGGCGGGCTGATCTAATCGCCCTGGCAGATATTACCGCAACCAGCAGCACCAAGCAGATCCACATGGCGCCTAAAACCTGGGTAGGCAGTGATACAGAAAATGTGTTGGGGATAGTATCAGAGCTTATGGCTCAAGTGATTAGCCTATGCGGCACGTTGGCTAGTCATACGCATAGCGGTGTTCAGTCGGGCAGTGGAACGACAGCCGCGCCAGTTCAGGCGGGCAGCATTAATACAGTAGGTAGCAACACGACTAGCATTAAAGGCCGGTTGGATGGGATTAAGGAATAATTTTTGTTTATTTTATGAGTGATATTCGTTGCGGGACATGCGGTAAAAAAATGGGCGATGGCATTTATCAATCTTTGCATATCAAATGCCCTCGTTGTAAAACTATGAATTATTTGAGGGCCGAGAGCCCCAAACCAGAACACCACGAGTGTCAATGTAAGAGAGACGCTCGTGAACATATACCACCTGGAAAACATTGCGCTTCATAATACCGATTGCTTAAGCTTACTGGCACAGCTGCCTGATAATAGCGTCGAATTAATAGCCACTGATCCGCCCTATTTCAAAGTTAAAGGGGATGCTTGGGACAACCAATGGCGAAACAAAGAAGATTTCTTCTCTTGGCTTGATAGTATTCTTATTGAATATCACCGCGTTTTAAAACCTGCAGGATCATTGTATTTGTTTGCAGGGCCACATCTTGCAACGCATGTTGATATTAGCGTTGCTAAGCATTTCGAAATGCTTAATCACATCATCTGGCGAAAACCAAATGGCAGACATAACGGCTGCAATAAGGAGTCTCTACGCCGATACTTTCCACAGACTGAGCACATCATGTTTGCAGAAAGCAAAAAGAAATTGCCATTCGTATTCGAACCCATCAGAAATTATCTTGATGAGGCAAGGAAAGCGGCTGGCATTAGTCGAAAGCAAATAAACAACGCTTGTGGTTGTCAGATGACTGGACATTGGTTCGATTCATCACAATTGAGCTTTCCTAGTCATGATCATTACCAGACAATGAATGTGCTGTTTGGCAATACTATGAAGAATTACGATGCACTAAAAGCAGAGTACAAAGCTATCAAGCAACAGCAACGCCACTTTGCATTAACTAAGCACGTGCCTTATACAAACGTATGGGATTTCAAGCCAGTGCAATGGTACCCAGGTAAACATCCCTGTGAAAAACCAATCGAACTAATGAAACACATCATTAATTCAAGTTCAAAACCAGGTGATGTAGTTCTTGATACGTTTGTTGGTAGTGGGTCAACAGCGATTGCGTGCAAAGACTTAAGCAGATCATTCATCGGTTGTGAAATGGGTATCGATGAATTTAATGGAGCGATTAAACGTTTAGAAGGGTGATCGCGTGCAATAATATTGATGTGATTGTTATTTTTTAAAAATTAATTCCACCCACTGAAATTCACTCCTCCTCACCCGCGGGCTTTTTGCACAAATTTTGTGCAATGAATTTGCAATTGATGATTTAAATGTGGGGAGTCTTTTGATTATCTACAGTTGAGCGTAGATGAGATATTTCATGATTTGAATAGAAATGGCGGTTATCGCTATTGATAACCGCCAATATTACCGCCAAACAAGTAAAATATTTTTAAAAATTCTTTACTTATCAGCGTCTTATATGGCGATGGGCTAGGGATTCGAACCCCAGGAACCTTACGGTTCAACGGTTTTCAAGACCGCCGCTTTCGACCACTCAGCCAGCCCACCTTTAACT